CTCAAACGTGCGCGTTGCAGAAATCTGACGCCGTTTTTGAAAGCCAATCGCAATGGGCCGAAAACCGAAACCTACCGCCATCAAGATTCTGGAAGGCACCCAACGCGGCCCGGCCAAACGCGAACCGTCCGCGCCGCCCGGCACGCCGCCGATGCCGGAACGTCTGGCCGTTGAGCCGATTGCGGTGGTCAAGTGGCACGAGCTCGTTGACATCCTTGCCAGTATGGGAGTGCTGACCACGGGCGACGGCGAAGCGTTGGCCACGCTGTGCGAAGTCCACGCAGCTGCTCAAGCCTGCCTGCTCGAGCTCAGGGCCAGCGGCCCAACAATCAAAACGGATCTCGGTGGCGTGAAACCGAATCCCGCCGGCAGTCTGTATCGCGGGCTCGTCGTGTTGCAGGCCAGTCTGATGGGTGACTTTGGGCTGACACCGAGCAGCAGGGTGCGACTTGGGACGAAAGCCGAAACGCCCAAAGACGATCTTGAAGCGTTCTTTGCCTCCGAAGGTGCCTAGTCTTTCGCCGGCTGGCGAGGCTAAGTACCGGCGGGTGGTGCGATTCTTTGAAGGCGTGCTGCGTCACTCAAAGGGCCAGCACGCAGGCGAGCGATTCACGCTACTGCCGTGGCAGCACGACATTTTCCGCGAGCTCTTCGGCAGGCTGAAGCCTGATGGCATGCGGCAGCGCCGCGTGGCCTACATTGAGGTGCCGAAGAAGAGCGGCAAGAGTACTTTGCTTGCAGGCATTGCCCTGTACATGCTCCTAGCTGACGAGGAGCCAGGAGCCGAAGTCTACGGGGCATGCACTGACCGTGAATCCGCTGGCATCATCTACCGCGAAGCCGCTGCCATGGTGCGGGCGTCACCGGCCCTTTCCAAGGTGCTCGAGGTGGTGGACTCGCGGAAGACGATCATTCACCGTGCCAGCAACTCGTTTTACCGGGTTCTGAGCGCCGATGCGTTTCGGGCTGAAGGGCTGAACATTCACGCCCTGCTCTTTGACGAGCTCCACGCCCAACGCGATCGCCGCCTGTGGGACGCGCTCAGGTACGGCGGTGCTTCCCGCCGGCAGCCGCTGCTACTGTCCATCACCACGGCCGGGGAGTTGGACCGCAAAGCACTCTGGTGGGAGCAGCGGACATACGCCGAGCGGTGCGCCGCAGATCCGAAGCTAGACCCGGCCTTCTTCGGCTGCGTGTTCAAGGCTGACGAAGCCGATGACCCATTTGCAGAGGCGACGTGGCACAAGGCAAACCCGTCGCTGGGGCACACCATCACGCTGGAGTCATTCGCGGCAGACGCACTAGAAGCCAAGAACAGCCCCAGCAAACTCAACTCGTTCCTGCGTTACCGGCTGGACGTGGCCACGGCGTCAGACGTGCGATGGATTCTGCCCGACAAGTGGGCTGCGTGCGGCGGCGAGTTGCGACCACTCGACGGCCGCCAGGCGTACGTTGGACTGGACTTGTCGAGCACCACGGACCTGACCTGCGCCGTGTATCTCTTCCCCGACGATGATGGCACCTTTGACGTGCTGCCATTCTTCTGGGCCGCTGCTGAGAACGCCCAAGGCCGGGCACACCGGGACAAGGTGCCCTATCTGGACTGGGCCAAAGAACGCACAGAGTACGGGCCGCTGCTACGGCTCACGGATGGAAACGCCACCGACTACGACACCGTGCGGCGAGACATCAACGAAATCAGCAAGCGTTTTGTGATTCGGCAGATGGGCATAGACCCGTGGAACGCTCAGCACATCTCGCAGCAACTGCAAGGAGATGGCTTTGAAATCGTAGAGTTCAGACAGGGATACGGCAGTTTCTCAAGCCCCTGTAAGTTTTTGGAGACGCTGACGCTTTCCGGCCGGCTGCGGCACGCCAACAACCCGCTGCTGTCGTGGATGGCCAATAACGTGTCTATCGAGATGAACCACGCCGGCGACATCAAGCCAAGCAAAAGTAAATCCACGGAACGCATAGACGGCATGGTGGCTCTGGTTGAAGCCTTGGGGCTCTGGCAGAAGGCGACGGCACCGAAGCCAGAACAAACCTGGGAAATCCACACGATATGATCGCCAACGCCGAGACGCCCGAGAAGTCCTACCGCATCATTGATCTGCGTGGCTCGTACGGCGACGGGTGGAGCGAGTCGCCTGCTCGAGGCCCGGCCGGGGTTCGCATCACGCCCGAGACGGCGCTGATGTGCTCGGCGGTGCTGGCCTGCGTGCGGCTGATTGCCGAGAACGTGGCCACGATTCCGCTGCACCTGTACCGGCGGCTGCAAGAGGGCGGCAAAGAGCGTGCCCGTGATCTGCCGCTGTATCGGATTCTTTCGCAGGCACCCAACGGCTGGCAAACGTCGTTTGAGTTCCGCGAAATGCTGACGGCTCACTGCCTGCTGTACGGCAACGCCTACGCTGAGATCCGCAGCGGTTCCGCCGGGGCTGTCACTGAGCTCTGGCCGCTGCACCCCAGCCGCATGACGGTGAAGCAGCTGGAGGACGGGACGCTGCGGTATTGCTACCGCGAGCAGAACGGCACCGAGTCGTACTACCGGCAGGACCAGATTTTCCACCTGCGGTGGCTGAGTCAGGACGGCGTGACTGGAATGCTGCCCATCACGCTCTCGCGTGACGCTATCGCCCTGGCCCAAGCCCTTGAGGCTCACGGCGGCTCGTACTTCGGCAACGCCTGCCGGCTGTCGGGGCTCATGGAAAGCGACAACCCGATAACGGTTGAGACTGCCGAGCGTTTGCGTGAGCAGTTTGAGAGAATTCACAGGGGCGCTGACCGGGCTCATAGAACGGCTGTGCTGCCGCAGGGCGTTCACTGGAAGGACGTGCAAGCGAGCAACGAGGCGAGCCAGTTCCTAGAGACGCGGGCGTATCAGACGGTTGAGATTTGCCGTGCATACCGGGTAGACCCGTCGTATGTGCAAGACAAAACCAAAGTGGGGTACGCGAGTCAGGAGCAAGCGGCAATAGATTTGGTGCAGCAGACGTTATTGCCGTGGTTCCGCCGTTGGGAATCAGCGATCACCCGCGACTTGGTGACGCAGGACGAGGTGTATTTCGCTGAGTTCGATACCCGTGGCCTGCTGCGTGGCGACTTGGCCGCCCAAGGTGCATGGCTGCAGACAATGCTCACGACCGGCATCTACAGCGTCAACGAGTGCCGCGAGGTTCTGAACATGAACCCGATTGGCCCAGAGGGCGATCAGCGGTACATGCAGATGAACTTGACCACGATGCAGGGCATCGCGGCAGATGCCAGCGTGGGCAACGCTGGCGAGCCCGCCCCGGCCGACAACCTGCCCGTGTCGTACACCGACGACTTGCTCAATGGCGTGACGCCGCCAGAAGGTGCCGTTAATCCTGTTAGCCCGGTGCCGCGTTCTGCCCCAGACGCCGTGGACGTGGGCGACTTTGTGTCGTGGAATTCGTCGGGCGGGCGTGGTCGCGGAAAGATTGACCGCGTGGTGCGCGACGGCACGATCAACGTGCCGAGCAGCAATTTCAATATTGAGGGAACTGCGGACGATCCAGCCGCGCTAATCAGCGTCTACGAAGAAGTTTCAGGCGGCTGGAAGAAGACCGACACGCAGGTAGGCCACAAGTTCTCAACGCTGACGAAGATTGACCCGCTGCCGCCCCCGCCGCCTGAAGAGAAGGCGAAGCCAAAACGCGGGAGCCGCAAGCGTGGCTAAGTACGACAACATCGACTTCACGCCACCTGATGGTGTCCGCAAGGAGGCCTCCAGAGGGCTGGCATGGCGCGACGAGTTCAACCGTGGCGGAACAGGCATTGGCGTGGCCCGTGCTCGTGACTTGTCCAACGGCACGAATATCAGCCCCGACACTGCACGCCGCATGGCGTCGTATTTCGCTCGTCATGAGGTGGACAAGAAGGGCCAAGGATTCCAGCCAAGCCAAGACGGGTTTCCCAGTGCTGGGCGTATCGCCTGGGCTCTGTGGGGCGGCGATCCCGGCCAGGCATGGGCAAACAAACTCACTCGGCAGATGGATGCCGCAGACAACGAGGGCCGAAGCATGAACATTGAAATGGAACGCCGCTGCGTGGCTCTTCCGCTGACGCTCGAAACCCGAGAAGCCGGCAAGGCGTATATCGGGGGCTATGCGGCCAAGTACAACGTACGCAGCACGATGCTGGGCACATTCCGCGAGCAGATCATGCCGGGGGCGTTTACCCGTGCCCTCAAAGAGCAGGCGCACCCCGTCGTTGCCCTGTGGAACCACGACCCCAACTACGTGCTGGGCTCAACCCGCAGCGGCACGCTGACGGTGGACACCGATGACGAGGGCATGCGGTACAGCGTCGAGGTTCCAGACACGCAGCTGGGCCGGGATCTCTCTACGCTCATCGCTCGAGGTGACGTGTGGGGCTCAAGCTTTGCTTTCGTCATCGGCCAGGAGTCGTGGGACAAAGACGAAGACGGCACGGCAATCCGCAGCGTTCATGAGGTGGAGGGCGTCTATGACGTTAGCCCAGTCCTCACGCCAGCGTATGACCAGGCCACTACGGGCGTGGCGGTTCGCAGCTATGAGCGGTTTCTACAATCGCACCGACCGGCGCTGAAGCTGCCGGAACTTCGACGGGATGCGAAGTCTGAGAAGGCGATTCGTAGGTTTCTGAGGCAGCATGGCCACAAAGTCGGGTGATGTTTGCGGCCACTGCCGCTCTGCACGTCTTGGCGTGTATGCGTCTGTGGAAAAGGCGAACGTCTGCACGCGGTATCTGCGGTGCCCGAACTGCCGGCACACTGCGAAGCAGTGCGTGAAGTCGTGCGAGATTCGCCGGCGCTCGTTACCTAACTAGGTAACTACTCGCAGCACGCATTCTGCAAGGAGTGCCAGCCAAGGCTCTACCGTGCGAATAGGTCACCACCTACCGCACACAGGAGCCACACACATGGCCGCCAGCAAGGTCAAAGAACTTCTCGACGAACTCGCCGCCACTCTCGCTGAGCTCGGCATGCTCGATGAAGAGGTTGCTGCTGACGAGTCTGTCGAGAACGCCGATGCCATGCCCGTTGAGGGCGAGCGATCCGCCGTCGAGGCCGTCGAGGCCCGCCAGGCCAAGTACGACGCACTGTTGGCCAAGGCTGAGCGGATCAAGGCCGCCATTGCCAAGAGCGAGGCCGCTGAGGCCCGCAAGGCTGAACTGCTCAAGGTTCTGCACCGCGCTGCACCCGTGGAGACAACCGACGTGAAGACCCGCATTGAGCCCATTTCGACCCGTGGCTACAAGCCCGGCATCTTTGAGTCGCCCGAAATGGCCCACCGCTGCGGCCAGTGGCTGAAGGCTCACTTCGGTGACCGGAACGCCCGGCAGTGGTGCTCGGATCACCTCGGTGCTGAGTACCGCGACATGGGCGGCCAGGTGAACAGCCTCGGCGGTGCACTGGTCTTTGAGGATTTCAGCAATACGATCGTGAGGTTGGTTGAGCGCTTCGGCGTGGCAATGAACGTCTTTCAGAACGTCACCATGTCGAGCGACACCCTTCTGGTGCCTCGCCGGCTGACGGGCGTGACCTCGTACTGGCTGGGTGAAAACTCGACTATCACGACGAGTGACCCGACTGCCACGATGGTGCAGCTGGTGGCCAAGAAGCTGGCGTGTGCCACGAAGGTGAGTAACGAGCTCCTGGCCGACAACGCGATCTCGGTTGCATCGTGGCTCGCCCAGGAATACGCCACCTCGCTTTCGGCCGCTATTGATGACGCGGCCTTCAACGGCACGGGAACCTCGAGCTACGGCGGCATCCGTGGCCTCGTGCAGATTGATGACGGCACGCACACCGCGTCGATTGCAACGGCAGCCACCGGCAACACGTCGATTGCGGCCCTGGACATTGACGACTACCTCGGTGCTCTGGCGAAGCTTCCCCGCTACGCCATCGGCACCTCGGCGTGGTACATGCACCCCAGCGTCTACCACAACAGCGTGCAGCGCATGATGCTGTCGAGCGGCACGGCTGGCAGCGGCACCATCGGTGCTCTGTCGGGCGGCAACACGGCTGCGAACCTCGCTCAGGGCACGCCCAACACGTTCCTTGGCCTGCCAGTCGTGTGGGTTCTCAAGATGACTGCGGCCCCCACCACAGGCACGATCGCTGCCTACGTTGGCGACCTGTCGCTGGCTGGAATCATGGCGGTGAAGTCCGACATGCAGGTTGCGTCCAGCACTGATCGGTACTTCGAAGCTGATCAAACGGCGTTCCGCGCCATTCAGCGGCTGGATATTAACGTGCACTCGCTCGGCTCAACCACCGAAGCTGGCCCGGTCGTGGCTCTCAAGCTTGCCTAAACCTGACTCACCCTTCCCAGGAGAACTTTGAACCATGAACCATGCCAGCGGCAATAAGAGCGTGACGAAGGCTGCGGCGAGCGTTGCGGCTTCGGCCACGCACTCGCACGAGATCGACACGCTCGGTTTCAAGTATGCGGCCATTGATGTGGTGTTCTCGCCGTTCACGGCGGCCACCTCGGCGTACGCCAGCGTGCTGAAGGTGCAGGAGTCGGACGCTAGCGGCTCCGGCCAGGCGGACGTGTCCGGCCTTTCGGTGACGGCTGGGGCAGGCAGCACGACCGGCGCGAGCGTCGGGGCTGTGGCTCGTTTCAATATCGACCTGCGTGGCCGCAAGCGGTACCTGACGGTGGTGACGAGCCCCGGCAACACGGTGGCGGTCGTTACCAACGCTCGGCTCAGCAAGGCCGAATCGTTCCCGACCGATGCCACCACGGCTGGCGTGAACAACTACGCCAGCCTCTGACGCTGGACACGCTTGATAAAACGCCCAACAGCGGGCGGCTGGGTTCGCCCGGCCGCCCGTTTGGCGTTTACCAAGGAGCACTCGTGAAGTTTCGCGTAGGCAACATCGAGCACGACCTGCGAGTCGAAGCGGCCTTCTCTGTGCCCCGCTTGGGCTTTCAAGACAACTTCTTCTGCACGATGCAGAGCCTGCTGCCGCTGAACATTCGCCCTACCAAGTTCACGGGGGCATTCTGGGAACAGTGCCTAGATCGTGTCCTGCTGGACATGATTGAACGGACTGACTGGGTTCTAGTTGTCGATTTCGACAGCGTGTACGAGGCCGACACCATTCAACGGCTGATGACGGCGGCGCTGATCAGCGGGTACGACGCTGTGGCCCCGCTGCAGACGAAGCGTGACGAGGGCGTGCCCATGTTCACGCCCGAGGGCCACGACGGCACCATTGGCACGGTGCAGCTGCCAAACGCATGGTTTGAGGCGGTAATTCAGCCCGTCGAAACTGCTCACTTTGGCTGCACGCTCATTCGCTCGTCAGCACTCAAGCGGACGGCAACGCCGTGGTTCCTGGGCACGCCCAGGCCCGATGGCCATTGGGGTGACGCACCAGCCGGCGAAGTGACACGGACAGACCCGGATATTCACTTCTGGCGTCAGTTCAAGGCCGCTGGCAACACGCTAGGTATTGCCCCGCAGGTGGCGATTGGCCACGCAGAACTCAAGTTCACCTGGCCGGGCCGGGATCTCAAACCCGTCTACCAATCGCCTAGCGACTACTGGAACAAGGGTGGCCGCAGGCCGCCCGAGGCGTGGGGCAGCATTGAACACGGGGAGATGAACGCATGAGAGATGACCAATCCCGTATCCGTTTCGTTCGGCCCTACCAAGCGTACCGGCGTGGTGACGTGATCGTGATGGACAAGGGGCCAGCCAAGAGCCTTGTGCTGCATGGCTACGCCGTCAATCACGTCGAGGAGCAGCCCCTGCTCGAGGTAGCGACCGTTGAGCGCCGCGACGTTGAAACCGCAGACGCCCCGCGTAGGAGAAAGCGCCGATGAGGTACCGCAGTTTGATTCGCAGCACGGAACCCGCCAGCAACCCCGTAACGCTGGCCGAGGCGAAGCTGCACCTACGCATCGACAACACCGACGACGATGCCTTGATTGGCAACCTTATCACGGCGGCTACCCGCTGGGCTGAGGATTATTGCGACCGGACGTTTTGCAATACGCGGTGGCAGATGCGCGTGGACTCGTTCTACGGTGCCATTGGTTCGCCGGTGCAGTTTGGCTTGAAGGCGGACGGCAACAACATTGACGGCCGCCAAGGCACCGTGCCGCAGTTGGACTTGGAGTTGCCACGCCCGCCGATGGTGACGGCCGGAACGGCCACGGCCATCACGATCACGTACACGCCCGCTGTGAGCGGCACCACGGCCACGCTGGACTCCACGTCGTACCGGGTGGACCGCCAGGCCACGCCGGGGGTTTGCCGCCCGCTGTACGGCCAGACGTGGCCCTCGCACCTTGTTGATCAGAACAGCGTCACGGTGACGTGGTGGGCTGGCTACTCGTCAGACGGCACGAGCGTCCCGGCCCCGGTGAAGTCTGCTATTCTCCTGATCGTCTCGCAACTGTGGAGCAACCGTGACGCAGCCCAAGAGGCGGCCTTGAATGAGGTTCCGTTTGGCGTCAAAGCGATGCTCAACACGCTGCGGTGGGGGAGTTATTGCTGATGATGCTTCCTGCTGGGAAAATGTGGACCCGCGTGACGATTCAGCAACCGTCTCCAACGGCAAACGAGGTTGGCGAGCCGGTGCTAACGTGGTCCACTTTTGCCACCGTGTGGGCCGACGTGCAGCCGCTGTCGGCTCGAGAAACTGAGCGGTACGCCGAAGCCGTTGGATTCATGAGCCACAAGGTGCGGATTCGTTACCTCAACGGCCTTACGTCAGCCATGCGGATTGTGTACCGAAACAGAGTTCTGGAGATCGGCCAAATAACGGAACACGACAGGTTGGATTATCAGGAAATCGTCTGCACTGAAAAAAGAGACGCATCTTTCGTGCCTACTGTTCCTTCCGCTCCTGTGATTTACACGGCTAGGGATACGGAACTGATTCAATGGACAACTCCCAGTGACGGCGGCTCTGCTCTCACGGGGTACAAGCTCTACAGAAACGGCGTTCTGGTGGAGCCTGACGACCCAAACAATCCGTGGACCGAATCTAGTTCGGACACGTATGTAGTCGGTTCCGTGATGCAAGTCCGCGCCGTGAACGCCGTTGGGGATGGACCGCTTTCAGATCCGGTAACGGTGGCATAAGGAACACGCCATGAGCCTGCCCGAAGCCCCAGAAGCATTTCTGTACGCACGCCTGACGAGCCGCACGGCCGTCTCTTCTCTCATTAGCACGCGCGTGTACCCGCTGATTGCCCCACAGGGCGCGCCGCTGCCGCTCGTTGTGTATCAACGGACTGCCGTGGAGCGTCCCCAGTCGCTTGCTGGCAACGTCGGCAACCCCGTGGTGACGCTGCAGCTGACCACCTACGGCACGTCGTACACGTCGGTAAAGTCGATTGCTCGAGCGGTACGCCTGGCGGTGGATGGCTGGACTGGCACGACGGCAGGCGTGACGATCCAGCGGAGCACGTTGCAGAGCGAGGCTGACGGCGTGGACTTGCCCGCCGATGACCAGATGCTGCCGTACTACTCAGTGGTGCAGTCGTTTCAGTTTCGCATCAACGAGGCGACGTAATGGCCCGCCAAGTCACGTTCAAGATCAACACGACGCAGAAAGATGCCCGCTGGCTCAAAGAGAAAGCGTTGGCGGACGCCTTTCAGGTTGAGCCGTCTGAGGTGGTGGAGGCCGTAGAGCACGCACTGCAGCCTGCACTGTGGGCTCTTCGCAAGAACGTCTTAGCGGCTAAGGTTCGCACTGGCAGGCTGCGTTCATCGCCTGGGACTGTGGTGCGGAAATATGGCGGCAAGTCCCGGCTGACGGTTGTGGGGCTTGTTGGCTACAAGTCGGGCGTGGCCCCGCACAGCCCGTATCTGGAACTTGGCACGCCCCCTCGTGCCGGGCGTGGCAAAGTCGTGGCCCGCCGGTTTGCGTGGCTGGCCTACTACCAAAACAAGGCGGCCATGAAGGCAACCCTTCAAGCCAACCTTGAAGCCGTCATGCAGAATGCCATAGACGGCGTGGAGTAACTGCAAGGGGTGCCTATTGGTCGCCTAGTTTGTGAATAGGGCTTGCCGCCCATAACTCACTAGGAGAGGCCACGATGGCAACTGATTCGCAGGGCAATAGCTTTGTCTTTGCTAGCTCGACGTACACCGTCACGAGCGTCACCGTCACGCCCGGCGGCGATCTGCTGGACGAGTCGCACCTGGGCCTTGCCACCGGTGCGGGGCGACGATACCAGACCCCGGCGCTCAAGGATGACGAGATCAGCATGGAGGCCCTCGGCACCTCAACCGTGGCGGTTGGCACTAGCGGCAATCTCGTGTTTGCCAGCACGACGTACACCGCCATCTGTGCGAGCTCGAGCGTGGCCTACGCCGTTGGTGAGTTGGTCAAGCAGTCCCTGACGTTCAAGGTTCGTTCATAGCCGAGGGACGGCATGGCGAACGTCTCGCAGGGCACGACCGTCACCTGGAAAAGCACTGCGCTTTCTGAGGTGATTTCTATTTCCGTGGACGGCGTGTCTGCGGACGTTGTTGAGATAACGCCCAGGAGCTACCAAGGGCGCGACAAGCGTTTCAAGTCCGCAGACGGCGACTATGGCACCATCACCGTGCGATGCCGTGGCACAGCGGCAATGAATACGTCGTACGTCACGACCACGGGCTTACTTTCCATCACGGCCCCCGGCGCGTCGTTCTCTTCTAGCAAGAGCATCCTTCAATCGCTTGCGTGGAATGCTAGCGTGGGTGAACTGCAGGAGTGGACCGCTGTATTCAAGATTACGGAGTAGCCATGCCGTCTCTGACAAAAGACCAGATTCTTGCCGCTGACGATTTGGGAATGCTCAAGCTCACTGTGCCCGAATGGGGTGGTGATGTGTACGTGAGAGTTATGAGCGTGGGAGAGCGTGACGCCTACGAAAACGAATGGATGCGAAAGAAGGAAACGGGCGTTGACGATTTCCGCTCCAAGTTTCTAGTGCGGTGCCTTGTGGACGATAAGGGCAACCGGCTCTTTGACAACGGCGACGTTGCGAAGCTGGCGGCAAAGTCTGCCAAGGTTGTGAATCGCGTTTGGCAGGCCGCCATGGAACACAACAACCTTTCCGATGAGTCGATTGAGGAACTGGCAAAAAACTGAGAGCCCGGCCAGACCGGGCCTTCCTGTTTCGTTTGGCGTTAGCGACTGGCTGGAGTTGGGAATACGTCAACGCGATGCCGGTGACGTTGCTGAGAGAGTGGATGGCGTTCGATAGGTACGTGGAGCCGTTTGGCAGGGAGTGGCAGCAGACTGGAACGCTGGCGGCGTTGACGATAGCCCCGCACGTCAAAGGCAGGACACCAAAACCGGAAGACTTTATGCCGATTCGTCGGCCGCCGATGACAGGTGCTGAGATTGCCGCAGAGCTCGGAAAGCTAAGACCGCAGAACAATGGCCAAACTTGACCTAGCATTTCAGCTGAGCGCGAACGCCGATGGCGTAGCAGCCGGCGTTGCGCAGGCAGACCGCGAGTTGGCCAAGGTTGGGGCCAGTGCAAAGGCCACGGCTGCTGAGTTTCGCCAGGCGGCGAAGATCACGGCGGAACTGCGGACGCCCGCCGAGAAATACGCCGACACGATCGGCAAGCTCGACGCGATGATGCAGAAAGGCATTCTGTCGCAAGAAGTCTACGGCAGGGCCGTTGCCAAGGCCGACGCAGAACTCAAGGCGGCCACCTCGAGCACCGACCATATGGCCCGAGCGGCCAGCGTCACTGAGCGAGTCGTGAACGGTCTGAGTGGTGCGATTGGCGGTATTGGCAATGCCACCAAGAGCGTGGCGGATGCTGGCGTGAGCGTCATTGCGTTTGGCAAAGACATCGCGTGGACGTACACCCAATGGCGAGTGCTCAGTGCCATTCGTAATCCTGCTGGGCTCAAGGATTTTGCCATCAGTGCCTTTAAGGGTGCCATGGCCGCCCGCACGATGATTCTGGCCGCCAAGGCTCTTGGCGTCGGCCTGGCCCTTAGTGGAGGTGCCGCTGGAACTACTGCAGCTGCTGTGCTGGGGCTGAGCAATCCGCTCATCGGCGGTGCCTTGCTGGCGATCAATCTCGGCAAGGCGTTTCTGAACGCAAAGGACCGAGCCTTTGAGATGGCAGCCGGAATCACTGCCGGTACCGTCGCGTTGGAATCGCTGAACGCTGAGCTTGGCCAGGTGCAGGCCCAGCAGGTGGACAACCTAGCCTTTGCCATGGAAGAGGCGACTGCTGCCGGCGAACGCTCTGAGAGTGCATTCGCGGGGCTGGCTGATGTGTTCGTGACGCCTTTCATCGGAGCCTTTGCAGCCGTTCAATCCGGACTTGCTGGCTTTACGGACGGGATCAGCGGCGTCATCGAGGGCATCACGTCGATTCTGTCGCCAATCGCTCAAGCATTTGCACCAGTGGCCACGCTCCTTGGAACGGTTGTCGAAGGCGTGCTGAAGCTTATTGGAGTGCTGGGGGAAGCTCTTGGCATTGTGCTGAAGGTGGCCGGAGCGGTTGTGCAAACTTTCCTTTCGCCGTTCATCGTCGGGCTCACAAATGTCGTGGAAGCCATCCGCAGCGGGATGAATGCGGCCTTTGGCTACATCGGGGACCAGATTGATTGGGCCAGTCAGAAGATTAAGGACTTCTACGCCTTCATGTCGAAGGTGCCAATCATCGGCCGGGCGTTCTCTGGTGGTAGCAGTCCTGCCGCTGGTGCTGCGGCGGATGCTGCTGCGGCTGGAGGCTCTTCTGAAACAAAAGACACCCTTGATGCAGACTTGGAGATTTACAAGGCAAGGCTGGCCAATCAACAGGCTCTTGCCGATGCAGACCAAAAGGCTGCCCAAGACCGCATGGACATGGAGCAGAAAATCTTTGAGGCACAGCGAGCCAACGAAGAATCAATCGTCGCCGCACGCAAGAAAGCGGAGCAAGAGAAGTTTGACTTTGAAATGAATCTGCTTGCTGCTCAGCGAGAGAACGAGCAGAAGCTGATTGAAGCAGACCGGAAACGGGCAGAGGACGCCGCTGCCGTTGACGAGAAGATGGCCGGCAAGCAAGGCGACGTTGACGCGATCGTGGCTGAGCGTCAGTCGGCCCTTGGCGGCAAGTCCAACGAAGCTCTGAAAGCCAACGACGTTCGCTCTAGCGAGGGTATGGCCCAGTTCCTGGCCTTAGCATCGGGCCGCGAAGATCCCGCCATTGCTGAGTACCGCAAACAGACTCAGAAGCTTGACGAGATCCGTGGCGAGCTTCGGGCCTTGCAGCAGGAAAAGGTAGACATCCTAGGAGCAGCCGCGTAATGGGCGTCGTCTCCTATACCGAGCTCGCCACCGTCGCCGCTTCGCGGAAGTTTGGCGAAGCGCCCACTTTTCAACGCAAGTTCGTTGTTGAGGTGGATGACCCGGCGACTTCTCAGACAACAATTGCCAACGCGCCCGGCATTTCGTTTCTGGCAGCACATCCAGAAGCGTCCTACTGCAAGGCAATGAATGTAGGCGTTTCCAACTACAGCGGCTCCCGCTGGCACTACGAGGTGACGTGGGACTACGAACTGCCCAAGCAGCAGAACGTAGACCCGAATCCGCTAGCTCGAGCAGACATTTGGAAGTGGAGCACAGGCGGACTGCAGGTTCCGGCGCTCTACTACTACGAGACTGGCGACGTTCTCACGCCGCTCCAAAACTCCGCTCAGGACTTCTTTGAAGGCGTGCAAACCGACATTTCTACGCTCCAAGCGTCCATCAGCGGCAATCGTGCCACGTTTGATTACGGGCTGGCCACGACGGTGACTAACGCAATCAACTCGTCTGCGTACCTTGGCGGTGCTGAATACACATGGAAGTGCTCAGGCATCGCAGCCACGCCTGCCGTCGAGGTGGTGAATGAAGTCGAGATTCGCTACTGGCAAGTTGAAGTGACGCTGGAGTATCGCCCTGACGGGTGGCCGCTGCAGCTGCCCAACGTCGGGTGGAACTACCTGGACGGCGGCACCAAGGAGCGAGTCTACGTGATTGATTCGCAGACTAAGGAAAGGGTTCCATCGAGCAACCCGCAACCACTCAACACCGATGGCACTCTATCCACAGGAGCGCCTACCATCCTTTACCGCCGCGTTCATAAGGCCGTGAACTTTCAGCAATATTTCGGAACGCCAACACAGCAGTAGGAGCAGCCATGCCTGATCTCACTTGGAACATCAACGCCCAGCTGGCCAAGGGCTCGCTCAACCAAGCCCTAGTGGCGTCTGGCGTCACCGCTGATTGCAGTGCCAGCGGCATCAACACGCTGACGCTCACGCCAGGGACCAACGCCGCCGGCACTGTGGCGATCACAACGGCCATGATGTCTAGCGTTGGCCTGTTCTTCGCCCGCAACCTGTCCACGGTGGCCACAGCGGCCGTTTCCTTTGGCCAGCTGTCCGCAGGGGCTCTCGTGCCTTGCGTGTCGCTCAAGGGCGGCGAGGCTGCCGTAGGGCGTCTGGCTGCTGGCAACTACGCGGCTCAGTCCAACCTCGCCGGCACGCAGCTGGTGGTCAGCATCGTTGAGGGCTGACCGTGGCAGAGCAGGGAGCAAGCAACGGCGCAGGGCAGGCGGCTGGCAAGTCGTTCGTGTCGTTCTCTCGCCCGGCGGCCCAGCGGATCGCCAAGGCGGTTCGCACCGTTGAGGCCGGCGACCGCAACCAGCCTGGGCTCACGTTTGACCACCCAATGCCGGGCGGCGTGGCGGGCAAAGTCTTTCGCGTCTGCACGTTTACGGGTGCGTGGAGCAAAAACTCTGCAAAGGTCGTGACGTTTCGCGGGATTACGTCAACGCCCAACACTGCGGTGGCCCAAAACATCTTCGTGGCAATCACCGGAACTACATCAACGTCTACAACAAAAAACTGCGCGATCGCCAAAGACGGCACAGCGTGGTACCTGATCGCCGCGGAGTGCTCGTGATGGTGCTACTTCCGGGGTGTTCGTGCTGCGCGGCGACGTGCGCAAGCCTCGCCACGTTCTACAACTCAGCAACAAGCCTAGAACTAGACATAGAATCGTATGACTGGGAGCGTACAACTGTCTATGAGACAAAAAACAGTTTTTGTAACCTAGGCAACGGATCGACTGTTACCGGCAGAGTTTCGTCGCCGTGGTCGGCGCTCAATGGCTCTTACTCTTTGACAAAATACTCCTCAAACTCAACTGGATCAACATGGAGGCATCAGTTCACGAGCCCTTGTTCTGGCGTGTTTGGGTTTTTTGATCCACCAAGAATTGATATTGGCGTTTCGATTGCTGGTCTTAGTATTCTTGTGAAGTACATTACTTACAGCGCGTGCGACTACTTGGGTGGTAGCCTTTCGGATACATGCACGATAAATGCAGACGTGCAATGCAGCGGAAGCCCTCTGGCTATTACGCAGCGGTATAAACGATCTCCTGCACAGCAGGAAAAAACCAGTACTATTAGCTGCGACGCCGGCTTTTGGGCATCAACTGAAATAGGCGTCACTACGAACACATTTCCATCCCCGGCTTTTTCCGAAAGCATTGCCGTTCCTGATCTCGGGCCATGCACAATCAACGACGCAGGGATTCAGTATGTTGGTCCTGTTAGTTCATCGACGAGCGGCGACCCTGTCGTAAAAATCAAAAACCTTAAGTTTGTTTTCTAATCAGATGGACTGCGACATCGACCCATCGTCGCTCCGCTGTCGCGTCTGCGGCGCGGCAGTCTCCGCTCCGCACGTCCGCCGCAACTGCGGCACGCCGCCACGGCCCGGCCTGGGCGACCTATTGAAGGCTGGCCTATCCGCCATCGGCATCACCGAAGAGCGAGTCAGTGCAGCCATTGGCCGCCCATGTGGATGCTCTCAAAGGGCCGAGGCGCTCAACGAACTGGGCCGCAAGATCGGCATCGGTTGACGCCCCCGCTACGGTGGTTCTTGAAAGGGCGAGCCGTGGCAGACGATCACGTTTTTACGTTGAACGGCGACGAGCGGTGGCTAGTCCGGTTCACTGATCTCAAGGGCCAGGCGTACGGCTACACCTACAGCCAGAAGAGCAAGCGGCCAAGGATCTTGATTCACAGCGGGCTCAAGGGCCGGCACAAGCTCACGATCCTGACGCACGAGCTACTCCATGCTCTTTTTCCCACGGCCAGTGAAGAGCACGTCGAGCAGGCAGGCAAGGACATCAGCAAGGTGCTCTGGGCGTTGAACTTCCGCGAGGTGACTGATGGGCCGTAGCTCTGGCACATTCCGCAGGAAGAACGCATCGGACGCCTGGAACGTCACGAGCTTAGATGGCAGCGTCACCCGCATAGACTTCCAGACACGCCTATGGGTGCTGCTCTCTAGCGACTGGCACTGGGACTCGGTGAAGTGCAACCGCGAGAAGCTCACGGCGGATCTGACGAAAGCCCGTGAGTTGAACGCCGCAGTGCTCAGCATTGGCGACCACTTTGACGCGATGGGTGGCAAGTACGACCCGCGATCGAATGGCAAGTGGGACGTAAGGCCAGAGTTTCAGAGGGGCAACTACTACGACGACATCGTGACGCAGTGCGCCGAGTACCTCGAGCCGTACCGCGAGCAGATGGCGCTGATAACGCCGGGCAACCACGAGACGGCCGTCAGGAAGCGCATGGAGACGTGTTTGACTACGAGGCTAGTTGAGCAGCTGCGGGTGCGTGGCAGCAAGTGCCGACACGCTGGCTACTCAGGCTGGGTCATGTTCCGGGCCAAGGCCGGAAAGACGAGCACCGCACTGTACCGACTTTGGTACCACCATGGTTATGGTGGAGGTGGGCCTATAAGTCGTGGAATTTTGGACTACTCACGGTATCTCATCGACGTTGACGCAGACTGCATCCACGCAGGGCACGTCCATCAACGCACGATGGTGGAGGCCAGCCGGCAACGGCTCTCGCCTACGGGGCTCGTGCGGGTGCGGCCGATTCACCTCGTGCGATCGGCGGCCTACAAGCAGGAATCATTAAGCGACGGCTGGGCTGTTGAGAAGGGCATGAGCAGCAGGCCGCTTGGCGGTTGGTGGATGCTCTTGCGGTGGAATGTAGACCATACGGAGTTGCGGGCATCATTCCACGATTCACCAAGGGACGACAATGACGACCACGATTGAAGACGCGAACGAGTTGCTGCGTGCTGCTGTGCAGATCCGCCGCGAGGCGCAGACCGCCGGCAAGCCGCTGGAGGAGTGGTATGGCGTGTCGCAGGCGGCGACAGAACCTAGGTGCTTTGATGCAAGTACCGAGGAAACGCACCACGTCGATGAGCCATACATCGAGCACCTGCTGCACGAGCACCACCTGCACCGTGCTGGCCTGACGCAGGACGAACTAGACGAGGCCCTTGAGCGTCTGGCCGGCGACGGCATCACGCACGAGCAGCGGCCCGGCTCGCTGCCGTTTCTGGAACTGCTCGAGGAGCTCAGGCAGCTGCACCTAAGCAAGAGCCAAGACTACGGGAGCGAGAGCGACCCGCTAGCCAACATCCGCCAGGGCGCTGAGTTCGTGGGCATCGAGCCGTGGCGTGCCTGTCTCGTCAGGGTGGCCGACAAGGTGCAGCGGCTGAAGACGTACTGCCGCACCGGCCGGCTCGTCCACGAGGGCGTGCGTGACACGCTGCTGGATCTCTCGGCGTATAGCCTGCTGGCTATTGTGCTGTTTGATGAGGGCGCGAAGTGAGCCGCATGGGCGAAGCCTACATCCTGTCGCAGCGTGAGCCGCTGACAGACGCCTACCTGCTTGAGTGCGAGCAGGCCGCGCGCCAATTCTCTGGTGCATACACGGGCACATCTGGATCTCTCGCGGCCATGTTGCTGCACACGCTGGCTGAGATCCGCCGGCTCAAGGCAGAGTGGCAGCTACTGGCGGTGGCTACGGCCATGAAAGAAAACGCCTAGGCCAGGGCTTGAGCGGCGGCAGGTTTTACTCCCTTTCCCTGCCGTCGCTCGCCCTGTGCCTTGTTCACCTCGGTCTGCCTGGCCCAGCGTCGGGCCTGTCTGCCGGCCGCTGCGTTATGTCTGGCAGGTAGTCGAGGTTGGACTCCCGGCCCGTGATCTCCTCGTCGTAATAGTGGTTTTCCGCCATCTCCTCGCTGCTGTGGCCCAGTTGCTTCTTGGCAGACACGCCCGCTTTTTTGAGGTAACTGGCAGTCGATTTGCGGATGCTGTGAAACGGGTGGTACGGCACTCCCGCTGTGCGACACAGCACCCGCAAACTTCCGTAGATCGACAGGAACTCACGATCCTCCACCCAAGGCCACACACGCTCGCTGGGAGCCCCTTGCTGCATGGCCAGCATCTTGGCCAGTTCCGGCGTGATCGCCCGCGTAATCGTCTCCCTGTGGCCTTTACGAGTGGCAGCCAAGAACGTCAGCGTGTGCCGCTCAAAGTCCACCTCGGACCACCGGAGCTCGAGCACAGCACCGATGCGCTCGCCCGTCTGAAACATGGCCAAAATCTTGGTCACCCAGTACCAAGCCGCTGGCTTGCCGCATATGCGGCCTTTGCGGTGGCGTGCAGCCTCCACCAGTTGGGACAGTTGGGTGGCGTTGAAAGCCTTCGGAACCGGCTTAGGGACCGTTGGGCGCTTGTAGTCGGGGAACTCCACCAGTTCGCCGTTGCTGCGTTTCCATCGCTTTTTGGCCAGCCAAGTCCACAAACTCCGCAGGTGGGCGCTGTCTTTCGCCAGCGAGGCCGGCGAAATCTTCTTCCACTTGCTGTGCTGGGTAGCCTGCCGCCACCGTAGGAACTTCGCGGCCGTTAAATCGTCCAGATCGTCTACCGTGGGCTCATGCCCCAAGTAGTCGCGGAACCTGTCCAGGCTGCTCAGGTACATCACCACCGAGCGGTCAGAGAGCCCCTTGAGCGGGGCCACTCGGTCAATCAGCAAATCCCTCAAAGTCATCGCACGCCTCCCATTTTCTTGTCAAAAAGGCGATGCTACCGGATACTGTACAGATGTTCAATCTACACCCCATCCGTTAGAAACATCGCCGCGAATCTACTGTACAGCGTTTCCAGTACAGCAGGCAAGGCGAGTTAATCCGTATGATTGATCGGACTGCGTGAACTGGAAACATGGCGAAGAAAAA